GCGATACCAACAAAACGGCAGTTTCAGTACACCTCCTTGGCTAGTAGCTGGATCTATGTACACATGCGGTCTCTGGCTAGCTCCTATAATATCAATGGGAAAGAAATTCCTATTGGTAGTTAGGTTATCCATGTCACGCAATGGCCAATAAGAGGCAATTGCACGACCAAAATAAAAACCATTGCCATTTATCACAAATTTAACCTTCAAATTACATCGTAAAAGATGGAAGTTGGAAATTCTATTTATGACTCGGGGGTTAGAAAAATAAAGTGTCCACGGATTGAAATCGTAGAACAAATCACTTCCCACCGCCCACGTCAAGGATGTTATCTTGATCGGTCTTGAGAAGAAATGCTCAAGAGAAGCATCATCTGAGTCAGCAACTCCGAATGTCGCATCGGGTTCACTGACAACCTCATAATTCCATGAGGTAGTATCATCAGAAAAGGTAAGATTCTGATACTTTGTATCACCAGATTCGGTGTTTAGTTGTATGTTGAAACGGTTGGTAAGTCGGTATGACGGGTGATGCGGACGACTTAATCCACATCCCCGGTGCTGTTCTTTGTACGTGTCAAACGTACCGTGACTAAATAGCCACACTCTCTCGAGTTTTGACAATATTGCAAGCCATCCTATAATCGCTGAAACAGCGAGTCGCAATCATAGTTGGTAACCAATACAATATTCCTTTCTTTAGCTAAATGTCCAAGTGAGGAATCGGACAGAGGGACAAGTTTTACATCATTCCAGGATATGGGTGGTTTAACGCCTCACCCCGGCGGGAATTTTTAACGTCATTCCAAGACGGGGCTAGATAATTGTCCTAATCGCTCTGCGGAATGTCGAACAAATCGAGGAACTGATCCTCAAGATATGTTTTCTTCCATTTCTCACATTGCTCTGCGAACGAAACAGAGAGCATGGGACAACCGTGAGAAATATTAGCGCGGGTAGCAACGGTTTGATCTCAGCTCTTCGAGCTTCATAGATTGTCTTACCGTGGTAGAACCACTCACGCAGAGCTGTATCAATATTTTGCATACACTGTTGTTCCACAGTGACTGCGCTAGACTTGAGCACACAATGCAAACTCTTGAAAATGGACTTTTCATCCAGGGCTCCAAAGTATCCACCTAATTCAGGTAAATACTTATTGTGTCGTTTCAG